TAACTCCATCTTTATTGCACTTTTTTTCGAAAAGAGGGGTATGTATGTATCTCTCTTTTTTTGTTTATATTTGTATAAAAAGAAATTATGATAAATTCAGTACGAAAGACAGTTTTGTCCATACTTAACAAAAACAATTATGGATATATAACTCCTGATGATTTCAATCTTTATGCAAAGCAAGCACAGCTAGATATATTTGATGATTATTTTTATGACTACAATTATCAGATAAATAAAGAGAACGCTAGAGCGTCAGGCACAGGGTATGCAGATATCCGTAAGGGCTATGAAGAGGTAATAGATGGGTTGTCAGAAACTAAGCAACTAACTCAGAATGCTGCAAACACATATTTTTTGCCATCTATAGCTACAACTACAGATGACTACTATTTAATAAATAAGGTTCTTTGTTTTAATGGAGCCACCTTTTTAGGTGAAGCAGAAAGGGTAAGCCACTCAAATGCTACGTATCTAACCAACTCATTACTTACTGCACCTACAGAGATGTTTCCTGCCTACGTTCAAAATGGAGATAGCATCACAGTGTTTCCCGATACTATCAATGGGGCAAATCAAGTAAAAGCACAGTATATAAGGTATCCTAAAGACCCAAAATGGACGTATCAGACACTCGCCAATGGTGAGCCTGTGTTTGACTCAAGTCAAGCAGATTACCAAGATTTTGAGCTTGCTATAGATGACCAAGTAGACTTGGTGGTAAAGATATTACAGTACGCAGGCATGTCCATAAGGGAGGTGCAGGCAGTACAATTTGGAAAAGCTGAAGAGCAATTTAACACTCAAGAAGAGAAATAATGGCATATATATCACAATACAAGTACTACGAGAACGAGGGCGTTGCTCCTTTGGATTCAAATTGGGGATCATATCAATATGTCTCTTTGAAGGATATTGTAAACAACTACATGTTGATGTACACAGGCAACAACTCTTTGGTGAACAATGAGAACAGGTATAAGATACTGTTCCATGCGAAGAGGGCTATACAGGAGCTAAACTACGATGCGTTCAAAGAGATAAAGGTATTAGAGCTTGATGTATGTGATAGCCTAAGATTTGTATTGCCTCCAGACTTTGTAAATTGGGTACGTGTGTCTATGTTCAAAGATGGTGTGCTTAGACCACTTACTGAGAACATTCAAACCATCTCAGCTACATCATACCTACAAGACAATGACTGCAACATACTATTTGACCATCTAGGGAATGTTTTAAAGGCTGAGTACTCAAATATTGACATAGAAAGAATAAAAGGTACGAAAAAAAGCATATATTTAAATCAGAACAGCATGTTCGATGGATACGAGGGGTACTGCTGCGATGGCAATTGGTACTTTGATTATACCATAGGAGCAAGAATGGGATTGAACACAGAAACGGCAAATGCCAATCCTACGTTCAATATAGATAGAAAGAAGGGTGTTATAAACTTCGATTCTAATATGTCGGGAGAAGTGTGTATCCTTGAGTATATATCTGATGGTATGGAGAATGGTGACAACAGTGCAATAACTGTAAATAAGCTCTTTGAGGAGTTTGTATATTCTTATATCACCTACTCTCTTTTAGATGCCAAGCTAGGAGTGCAAGAGTACATTGTTCGTAGGGCTATGAAGAAAAAGACTGCACTACTTAGGAATGCTAAGATACGATTAAGTAACATACACCCAGGAAGACTTCTAATGAATCTTAGAGGTCAGGATAAGTGGATAAAATAATATGGCAAAGCTACAGAGAAACTTTATAAAAGGGAAGATGAACAAAGGTCTCGATGAGAGGCTTATACCTAATGGTGAGTATATTGATGCTTTGAACATAAGGGTTGGCTCTACGGAGCTTTCTGAGATAGGAGCGGTAGAGAACACCAAGGGGAATAGTAAGCTTACGACATTGGGATATCTTGAGGGTAATCCTCCGAATCTTTATCCTCTGAGTGCTAACGCCAAATGTATAGGGGCATTTGAGGATGGTGCTAATGAGACGATATATTGGTTTGTTACAGACCCATCAAACACAGGGCCGCAGGCAACTAACAAGCTAGACCTTATTGTTTCTTACAACACCAACGATGACTCTGTAACATACCATGTGGTAAGTGTTGATGATGGTGGTAATGTGAACACGACTCTAAATTTTAATTCTCAGTATCTAATAACAGGCGTTGACAAGGTTGATGACCTTTTGTTTTTTACGGACAATTATAATCAGCCAAGGGTAATAAACGTCACAAAAGACTACCCATCTCCCACATCAAACATTGACGATCCTATCTTGGGGGAGCAGTTGTTGGTTATAAAGAAGCCACCTATTAACAGCCCTACTTTTCAGCTTGTAAACACTGGGGCTGAGGAGAACTTTATAAAAGACAGGTTTATATGTTTTGCTTATCGTTACAGATATGAGGATGACATGTATTCGGCTACCTCTCAGTTTAGTAATGTTGCGTTTATACCTAGTAGCTTTCATTATGATGTAGCATCAAACTTGAACGAGGGTATGGAGAACAGCTTTAATAATGTGTCAGTAACAGTAAAAACAGGCAGTAGTCTTGTTGTTGGTATTGACCTGTTGTTTAAAGAAGCTAGTAATCCTGTTATTAGACTTATAGAGAAGCTAGACAAAGAGGACTTAGGTTTAAGCGATGACCAAGACTATACTTTTGAGTTTTCAAATAGTAAAATATATTCCCTTCTTGAGGATAATGAGATATTAAGACTATACGATAATGTACCATTAAAAGCTAAAGCTCAAACAATAATGGGCAGTAGATTGGTATATGGTAATTATATAGAGGGATATGATGTAGATACTAAAGAGTTAGATTACACTGTTGATTATATTTCTGAAAACACTAAAACAACACAACTTCAGACAACAATAACAAGTGGTCAATATGACATGATGGCTACAGGTGTATCTACAAGAAATAATAGTGTTGTATTAGTAGATTTTGCCGATGTTTTAGCTCCTATTGGCAATGGATTAAAGTCAGGTACTAGATTAACTTTTATTATAAGAATACAAGGTGGGACACAAGAGCTTGTTAGTTCTGTTCAGTTAACATCTACTCCTCTTACAGATGTCTTTTTTTCGTATACGCTATCTCAAGATTTTAACACTGTTCAAGATTTAATGGCTAGTCAAGATTTCTTGGAAAAGGTAGGGACAAACTCAACAGTATCTGCTGTTGCAGACTCTTGTTCGTCTTTTACTTTTACGGATAAAATAAATTGTGCGATACCAAATTCAAAAGTAGACCAAAGTACAGGTAGTGTTGTTTATTCAAAAGTAGGGGCAGGGATAAGACAATCTGTTCCTCCTCAAGGTATATTTGACCCTAATGTATATACAGGCAGTGTTGCTGCTCCGACTGTTACATCTACACAAATAGCGATACAGTTACCTGCTAGTTTGTTTGTTCAAGATGGTTTTCCTGTAAATCAAACAACTGAGTATTGTGAAATAAATTTTGCTCGTGTTTTTTATGAAGAAAACATAAACACATCTAGTCTGCACAGTGACAGGAACTATGAAGCAGGCATAATATATATGGATGATTTTAGTAGGTCTACTACTGTTTTAGTAAATCAAAATAATGCAGTGTATATACCTTGCTCTGAAAGTGTAAATAAAAATAAATTAAAGATAGAGATACCTGTAACGCAACCTCCTCCTCCTTGGGCAAAGAGATATAAGTTAGCCATAAAACAAGATAAAGAGTTGTATGAAACAATATACTCAGACTTCTTTTTTGATGATCCTAGTAGCGAGTTTTCTTACTTTTTATTAGAAGGCGAAAACGCACAGAAAGTAGAAAAAGGAGACGTTTTAAAAGTTAAAGCTGATGCTTCAGGGCCAGTGTTGAGTTGTAAAGAAATAACTATATTAAGTAAAGAAGCTCAAGAAAAAGATTTTATAGATAATATTATAGACCCTGCAACAAATCAACCTATAACTATACCCTCTGGGGTTTATTCAAAAATAAAATCAAATGATATAAATACAGGGTTTTCGTCTTCATTTAGTTTTGTTTCTTCAGGCAGAGGTGTAGCAAAAACTGATTTTGGTAGAACGGACGAAAGGTCATATCCTGTGGCAATGGTTCCTATAAATTTTAAAGGAGATGTTAATCAGCCTGAATTGCTTGGCCCTAGCAAAGAAATATTAGAAGAGGGGGATGTTATAAATTTTGAACTTAGGTTCGCAAGGAATGCACAACTTGGTTTATTTGAATGTCCAAAAAGAAATTATTCTTTATCTCAAGAATATAGAGTATCGAGAACTTATACTACATTTAAAGATTGGTGGGAAGGAGATAATATCGTAGATACGTTAGGTTATGGAACCGAAGAATTAGGTACTCAAAGTTCAGTAGGATTGCCATTGGGTACTGCACCTTTCCCTTTTAAATCTAGCGTTCCTCCTTATAATGACTATTTTATATACGATTCAACAGTTTTTGATGACGCTAATCCATTTTATCAAGTAGATACAGGGACAGTTATAAATTTTGATTTTACAGGTAAAGAAAATTATTTTAGGTTTTACAAGAACCAAAATACAGGAGCGAAACTTTTATTTATAAGGTCTAGCTCTGCTACATGTACCCCTCTTGATGACTCCATAGTTAGTTTGTCTATTAGAATAACAAAATCAACAGGGATGTTGGTTTTTGAAACAAAGTCACAAGATGCTGCTCCAGATATATGGTATGAGTCTCCTGTGTCTTATCCTATTACAGGAGGTTTTCACACAGGTAACGTGCAGAATCAAACAGCCGTACAGCCTGCTATTATACATGCAGCTTTTCAAAACTGCTTCTCTTTTGGCAATGGTGTTGAGAGTTATAAAATAAAAGACTCTATAACTAGGAGCATGTTCAACCTAGGGAATAGGGTATCTAGTGTTCTCAAAAATAATGAATTTGAACAAGTACATAGATTTGCAGACTTGACATACAGTGGGACTTATGGATACAATGTAAACAACCTAAATGAATTTAATTTAGGGCTTCTAAACTTTAAGGTTTTAGAGCCGAGTTTTGGAGTGGTTCAAAAGTTATTTGCTAGAACAACAGATATACTAGTACTGCAAGAAGATAAGGTGTCGTATGTTT